ATTAGGATTAGTCCTAATAGGTTTAACAGCAGGATTTTCTGTTGATTATGCCGTCAGTAAAGCAAAGAAAGTTAATCAATAATTAGTGTGTTTTTACACCACTTTTTATCTTTTTATAAAACTTTATAAGTAAATAAGGTGCAATTCTTACTATGGATAGCTTGTTCTTTAGAACACTGATAACGAAATCCCTTGTACCTACCGAGACTGATGATCGGTTCTTCGAGGGAGTTCTTACTGTCCAGATGAGAGACAAACAGGGCGAGGTAACAATCACTGATGAATTAATGAAGGTTCTTCCAATATGGATGGACAGAGGTGCACCAATTACTGATACACATTCCAACCGGGTTGTTGGTAAAGGTATAAATTTTGCAAGAGTTGAGGTAAAGGGTGAGGATGGTGAGATGTTACCGGCAATTAAGATTACAGGAAAGATTCACAAGAATTATGAATTGGACAATGATATATGGGGTAAAATTAAATCAGGAGAATATAAGGGATTGTCATTTGGTGGTGCAACCAAGGCAGAAAGACAGCCAATTCGAATGAAAGATGGTTCTATAGCTTATACTCTAGGAGACCTAGAACATTATGAAGTTGCGGTATGTGCAGATCCGGCAGTACCGTTGGCATTAATTACTGACTACAATCCACTGGCAAAGGCTTCAACTATGGCAGAAGATTTAGGAAACGGTAAAATGTTGATCAAATGTGACAAATATGGTTGCTACGTTAACAAAGATGCAGACCTAACAGAGGAAGATACATTTGATGGTAAAGTATCAAAATTAGTAGCAGATGGAAAGACCAAAGAACAGGCAGAGAAAATTGTAGGTTCATTTGTGAAAGGTGAACAAGGAACTACATCTGAAGGTAATTCCGATTCTGAGATGGATGGTAATCATCACTCAATGTATAATCAAGACGTAAATGAAGATGGTTCATCAGGTAGAAGAAATGTTGCTGTTAAAGAAGAATGGCAAGGAACTGGTGCACCACAACCAAAAGAAGTTAAAGATGAAGAAGATGATAAAGATAAGAAAAAAGATTTACAACAACCGGACGGTGGATTGAGAGGACTGGGCGGTTATAATACATCCCAACAGGGAGCTGATGACATTGCACAGGTATCCGAAGTAAAGGAAAAGGATATAAATGAGGAAAACTATATAAAGAACGAAAATCAAGAATCTGATAGTAATATGGCAAACGAATTAGAAAAGAAGCCTGAAGAAGAAGTTAAAGCTGAAATTGTCGACGAAGAACCTAAAGTTGAAAAAACTGAAGAAGAAGTCGAAGACAAAAATAAAGCTTTCGATGCTATCTCAGTGCAACTTAAAGCAATCATCGACGGACAAAAATCCCTAGGTGACCGCATTAAAGCACTAGAGACACCAACTGATTTACCTTTAGTCCCAAAAGTCTCTGATAAAGATGACATAGGAGCTGAAGTAAAAGCACCAGACACTTATCAATCAAACTCGCGACAAGCTGGTTTAGATGACGATAAATCCGGTGAAAAGAAACCAGAAGGAGACAAAGGAAATCTTGCTATGCAAGAAAAAGCCTTAGTTAACAAAGCATCACACACTTTTACAACTGAAACCCCACGACCAAATGCAGCACTCGAGACAATCGAGAAATCTTCTGGAAAAGACTACAGTCCAATCTTAAAAGATGCTAGAGCAAATGGATTCGAAGGTTTAAGTCAGGTTGCACAAAACATTCTTGCCGGCAAATATTATACACCAACTTCTGACGAAGTAGGAACATACTAAGATGACTCAAATCCGAACAATAGACGAACTTGAGGCACTTCATTATGGATACAACCGCAATTTGTTGAGAAAGGCTGACGCCCCAGTAACAACATCAACAGCTGGCACATTCAACGCCATCTTTGGTGCATATGCATGGGCTCAATTAAACCTTGAAGCCAACGCATTCGGAGTTCTCCCAAAATACCCTTGGGATAAATCTGGATGGAGGGTCATAACTGCAAAACCAACATTGAATACAACCAATGGTAATACTACCTTGGGTGGAACCAGTGAAGGTGGCAGTATAGCAGAAACCGTAAAACCAACACTACAAGAACTAGATGTACGTCCAAAGACAGCTCAGTTGCCTTTCAGTGCATCAGAAGTTATGGAGTGGTTGTCTACACATTCAAAAGACGACATTTGGGGAGGTCTCGGCTCACTCAGACTCTATATGGCAGTTCAACATAAGGAATTCCTTAATAGAATGCTACTTGCCGACGTAGAAAGTGAAGCAGCAGGTGCCAGTGCTAATAACGCTGGTAGTACAGACTTTGAATCATTGGACAGAATTATTTCTTCCGATGCTGAAGAGGATGCATTAGGCGGAACATACACAGGTATGTACGACCCATGGGCTGCTAACGCAACTGTAGACAGAGATTCTGGTACAGACTTTGACTGTACAGTAGAATCTGCTTCTGGTACAATTGGTACCGACGGAGTCCTTACTGACGACACTCTAAGAACTTTCCTCAGAAAGGTTAGAATCGCAGCAGGTAAAGACCCAAACGTTTTCCTAGGCTCTCACGAAGTCTACTCAGAAATACAAGGCTTGTACATGCCTTCAGTCCGTATCGCAAACCCTTACGGTGAAGCACTCGTACAAATCGACGTAAATGGTATCCAAACATTTAAGGGTACTGGAGTAGGAATTCATGTAGACTCTATCTATGGAATCCCATACATCCCAACCAAAGACGCCCCATCTGGTGGCGGAGATGAAGTTGGTAGACTATTTGCATTAGATACATCTGATGCAGAAGGTTATGGATACCCAAGACTCGGAATTCAAGTCGCAATCCCAACCGAATACTATGAAGCAACTAGACGTTCACCTGGTTACCCATTCGTAAACAATGCATTTGTTGAGAAAGGTGTATTCAGAACTATGGGCGAAACAGTTTGTAGACACTTCAAATCACAAGGTAAGATTAGAGATATCAAACTCTAGAATAAAATACTTATTTTTATTTTTTTAAATATATATACAAGTATTTTCCTACACTTATTAATGGCAATCACAGTCGCACAGAATTCAGACCATAAGAGTCTAACAGGAAAAACTCTAGCCGTTCAAGCAGAATTGACTTCCAAATTAAAGTCAGTTGTTGTCGATGTCACCTATGGTGCTTCAGACAATTATGCAACAAACGGTAATACAGTTGACCTTTCTTTGGGCGGTAGAATCAGTACAGTAATCGGAGCAGAAATTCTCCATGCTAATAAAGGTCTACTTTTGCAATACGCACCAGCAACAGCTGGAGCAGCAGCCACTGGAAAAGTTAAAGCTTATGGTCATACTCCAACAAGTGCAACAGCAACAGTTGTAGCACTTGAGGAACTAGATAACGCTGACACAGCAGTGAATAGTATGACTATTCGCGTTCGTGTAACAGGTTTCTAACCTTTTTTTCTTTTAATAATACTTATATATTATACTCATTATCAATATTTATGGTTGAACTTAATCACAATGTAGTTAATATCAATTCAGATACCTTGATCAAAGGTGCTCACGGTGTAATTGTTGCTGTCAAAGTAATGAAGGCAGGTTCAAGTGGGGCTAAGATTGAACTAAGAAACGGTACAACTGGTTCCGCAGCTGTCGAGTTTACAGTCTTTGGAGAGGATGTCCAGGACTTGGGAAGTATTAACAGACGATTTGAAGCAGGTATATATGCAGATGTCACAGGATCAGCAGAATATCTAATAATATTTAAATAGAAAGCAACGCTTATATATTCATGGCAACTCCTGTTTACTGTACCGTCGCTGATGTATCCGATTTTCTACGTGTTCCTATCACTGCTACTACTACTCCAAACAAGACTCAGGTCACGAAACTCATAAATCGAAAGGAGGAGGAACTTGACAGAAGAATGGGACATGCATGGAGAAGCAAGACAAAGACAAAAGAACTTCACGATTTACCTTTACTTTACACTTTTGGATGGGGTACTCCTATCTTCCTTCAACACAGGAACATATACGAATTTGATGTAGACCAGGGTGACAAGATCGAGATTTGGGAAGGTGCAGCTTCAAACTGGACAAACATCCTTGGAAACGAGTCATGGTATGATGTAAATTATGAAAGAGGTACAGTACATCTCAGAGGTTATATTTTTTCCATACTCAGAAAAAACAGATGTAGAGTAACATATCGTTACGGTGGAGAAAACTTTGCAGGTGATACTGAAATTCCATATGATATTCAGGACTGTGTTGTAAAAATGGTTGCAATGGAAATTATGAACACCAGTTTCAGAATGGATACAATACCAATGGGTGGAGAAGGTATCAATATAGGTCAGGTTAAACGTGAATGGCGTGAAGACATCGAGAAATGTATCAATAATAGAAGAGAAATCTTCGTGATCCCTTGACACTTGGTGCTGATTTAATACTACAGGGACATTCTCTAGGTGGTGTAAAAGGTGGTATTACTAAACATGTTAGAAAATTAACTGATAGTAAGATTGGATTTATTGAAGTATTAGAAGAAGCTATATTTATGAAAAAATCAAATGATTTAAGTTTCGTTAGGGAATATTATAATAAAAGAGGATATACAAAGAATGCTGTAAATCTTATAACTAAAGGAATGGAAGATGATGATAAAATAGAAGATAAAGAATTTAGACAGGTGTTAGAAATAAATGAGAATGCAAACATTCCTGCTGGAACATGGGTAAATTGGAGTTCATTAAATTTATGGGTAGAGAGTCAATGGATAGGTGATAACTTACATGTTGTTTCAAGTGCATATGCTGACTATTCTAGTAAAATAAGAGAAAGAAATTTACATAGGAAAAGAACAAAACATAGTTACGAGAGATATACATATGATAAAAAATACCAACCAAAGTTCGATGATTTAGGTAACCAAATATTTAAAGCATTAGACAAAAAATCAATAAAATCATTTGAAGAATTTTTAGATGATTTCTTATCAGGTGTGACATTTGCAATACAAAGAAACATACATGACAATGGTTCAAAACAACATTATAAGACATATACTGATAAGGAGACTGGAGTATTAATTAAAATTCAACATTTTAATGGTTCTGAACACTGGATGGCACCACATTATAAGGAACTTTATAAACATGTAGACGAAGAGGGAATGGAATGGGAATAGCAGTATACGATGTAATTGATGATTTCATTAATATGATTAATGATAATTGGGGATCAGCAGGAGATGCTGGGATTACTCCTAGACTAGAGAAAGTATGGGAAGAAAAAAAGGTAGGGTTTGTTGATGATCGTAGAGATATAGTTGTAGTTGAACCAGTAGATGAATCTATAAAATATTTTGGATTATACGGTTCAGATTTCTTACATTCACCGCTAATCAAGGTGGATATAAGATCATATCAGGATTCTGTCAGACATAACGATATAGTCAATGAAATATCACGAATTATAAAGTCTCAGATAAGACGAACAGGGTATGTTGACGTCAGGGTAATGTCAAGCAAATCCCTTAACAGTCTTTATCGTAATTTGTTCAGACATGTATTGGAAGTAAGATATAGGAAACTTAACCCTTAATAATATTTAAATACTAATACGCTATCTAATAAGTGAGTAAAATGGTTCGAACTGGTGCTAATAGTTATCTTAAATATGGATGGGAAACAACGTTTGCCACAAAATCTAGTTCCATGACCAAGCCATTTGGTCTACAACAGTCAGTAGGTAACTGGTCTGTAAATAACTCTAGAAAAGACCTCAGAAAATTAGGTCAAATTGAAAGAGAGGCATTCGCATATGGTCAACAGAATGGTTCTTTATCAGTAGATTTTGTACTATCAAATCCTTGGGTTTTTAAAGCATTATACGGAACACCTTCAACAACAGGCTCTGCATCAGATTTTACACATACTTATCCTCATGCATCAAACGGACAACCAAAAACTGTTCAGCCTATCTCATGTGAGATTGGATTCCAGGCAGAAGACGCAACAAATGCAACAGTAGTAAGAAGTATGTTAGGTGGAGTTTTAACAGGATTAAATATCAGTACAGCAGTAGATGATTTAGTTAATGTTTCAGCTGATATCACTTATGGAAGTGAAGCAGATCCATCAAATACAGTTTCAGATTTCGATACATCCCCACCAGCAGATGATATTAATTTTCCTTATACATTCGCACATGGATCATTAAAATGGTATAACGGTTCATCATTGGCAACAGTAGCAGAAGTACAAAGTGTCAGTGTTGCATTTACACAAAACGTCAATCTATTATACAGAATTGGATCACATAAAGCAACCGCAGCATATAGACAAGGGTTTGACATTAACGGTTCATTCCAAGCCTCATGGAAAGATGATGCAATGTTTAAACAATTATTAAACCAAATTGAAACTACTCCAACAACAGAAATTTACTCTGGTTCAAACACCGCATTAGAATTAAAATTCACTAATGGAGCAAGTGGTGCATCTGAGAAAACAATTACAATGAATATTTATGGTGTTGCAATAGATAGTCAATCTGTTGATGGTATTAGACCAGTAGACCCAGTATTTGAAACAATTAACTGGGAAGCAAGAGGTGCAACAATCATCGCAAATAACAGTATAACAACTGCATTATAGATAGACTTTTATACAACTATTTTACATATATTTGTATGACTATAAAGAAATTTACAATAGATTATAAAGGTAAAAAAGAACCTATAGAATATGACGATGATATGTCATTCGGAGTATTTGAGAAAATCATTAGAGAATGTGCAGATATTTCAGATGAATCTAAAATGTTAACAAATGTTCAAGGATATAGAAAAGCTATATTATTAAATGCTTTAACAAAAGCACCATTTGAAATTACTGAGGAAGGAATAGAAAAAGTGGGTTATAAAATATTATTAAAAATAGCAGATAAGGTGGTGGCATCATACCCTTTAGGGGATTATTTGAGCCAGACGATGAAGCCATTCGAAGACTCACCTCTTACGATAAACTAAAATATCAAATCTACGCTGCAACTGCATCCCAATTCGGGTGGGATAAGGAACAGACAGATAGACAACCTTGGCAATATCTAAAGAATACAATGATTACATATAAACAAGAAATGAGTAATGCTATGGGTAATAAGAGGGTTAATACAACTCCAATAGGCGATCAAAGAGTAGCAAAACCTAGGAAGAAATCCAAGAGAAATTTAAATAATAGGAAAAGTCTTATAAAGTAGTATGGTTGATACTGGTAAAGATTTTGCATTAGGATTTGATTCTAAGACTATAAAGTCTATAGATGACTTGACAAAAGCTGCTGGCATCTACAGAGAAGCATTTAAAGCACAAGGTGCACAGTTAAATCAATTTAAAAAATTATTTAGAAAAGGTTCCAATATGAATTTCCATAAGGATTCTCATAAACAAGCAATGGGTGTAGGATTAGATAAATTATCAGCAATAATGACTAAATCTACTAAACTAAATGAAACTAATAATGCTAATTTAGTAAAAGAATTAAAGAAATTACATATGTCATTAGCACCTGCTGGGGTTAAAGGTAGTGCTGGATTAGCAGAAAGATTATTTATGTCTAATCAATCTAGAGTAACAAATGTATTTAGTAGAAAGTATCCTAGTTTAACAGAACAAAATGTTGACACTTCATCTAGAAGTAATCCTGGATATACATCCAAATCAAGAACACCTTCTCTATTATCAAGTTTAATCAAAAACGCTGAATTTAATGGTTCAAGTGGGGGTGTTTCTCCTGAAGATTTAGGAAATAATGCATATGAATCTTCATCATCAATCATAAGTAAATATATTAGAAAACAAACAGTTGATAAATTTAAACCATGGATGAAAGATAAACGAGCAAAATATAATGATGTAAAAGGTTCATTGAGAGATGTAAATCCTATATCCAGAGCATTAAGAGGAGAACAAGGTTTAGAATCTCCATCATATGTAAAAGCATTTGGAGGATTAAAAAATAATATTAGTAAATTATTTGGTGGAGGTAAAGGTACTGGTGGTTCTAGTGGAGAAGATGAAACAGAAAAGAAAAAGAAAGGATTAGGATTCTTTACAAAAGCAGGTATTATAGGTATCGGTGGAATGATAGGAAAGAAATTATTTGATTCATCTCCTATGTTACAAGCTATGATGAAATTATTTAATACTGCAATGACATTATTCTTAAGACCTATAGGAGACTTTATAGGAGGAATGTTAAGACCTCTTGTATTTTTCTTCTTGAAAAACATAGCAATTCCTATGGCTAAACAAGGTAAAGGTATGATGAATCTCGGTGAAAAAATAGGTAAAGGATTATTAGGATTTTTCCTTAAACCAGGTGAAAGTATTAAACAAGCAATATTAACTGCAATAATACCTTTATGGACTTCATGGATGAATTTTGTAGCTCCTTCTGGTAGATTTGACAAATCATTAAATGAGGGTGAAGGGGCATTCAGACCTTGGGAAGATAAAGATAATAGTCAATTTGGTTGGGCTCAAAATTATGATCCTATAAAAGATTGGAAGATTGATAGAATGTTAGAAATGGAAAAAGGTAAAGATATACCTGACCAAGATGAAATAGAAATGTGGGAAAGGGCAAAGGAATGGATGCATATGGGTAATTTAACAAAAGATATTGTTGACTCTATAACATTTGATGATTTTAATGATGGACTTGGTATGTTTGGAATAACAGTTACAAATACTGGTAAAACTTTGGATGAACTCACAGAATCAGCTGAAAAAGCAACTGATGCATTATTAGGTATAGGTAAAAAAGAAATGACACCCCTAGAAAAAGAAATTGCAATATCTAAAGAACTTCATCCAGAATGGTTTGATGGTAGAGGCGGTAAGGGTGGTGTTAATATAGGTAATTTCATGGATCAATTTGGTGAAGAAGGTAGTGATGCATATAATGAGGCACAGGAATTTGCTAAGAATATTGCAAAAATGAAACTAGACTCAGAATTATCAGCACAAGAAACAAATATGTTACTTAATTATTTTATTAGTGCAAAGAAACATGGTATTGGAACAGCACAAATACTTAACGATATAGGTGATATAATAACAGATGCTAGAGATGAACTTGCTGAAAGACTTCGTTCATTAATAGGACAACAAATTACAGCAAGAACCACATATGGTTTATATGGTCAAACAGGTAAAGCCGATTCTGATTTAGTTCAAACAAATAATTCCCTTAATGCTGGAGGAGGTTCTTTTAGTGGCGGTGGTAGTGAAACATCAGGGGGTAAAATGGCAACGGCTTCAGAAATATATGCTTTACAAAAGAAATATAAAAAAATAACTGGTGAATGGTTAGTAATACCATCAGGAACAATGACACGAGACCGTCTTAACAGTCTTAATAAATATCTTGATGATTATATAGCACATGATAAAACTAATGCATATAATACAAATACTGGTAATGCTAGGGATACTGCGGCAGCAGGTGGAAGTACAGGATATGATGAAGATAAAAATGGGGATGGTGTGGTTGACTGGCAAGATTATACAGGTATGGCAAAAGGTGGAGTTATATCAGAACCTATATTCGGTATAGGTGCTCAAACTGGACAAAAATATAAGTTTGGAGAAGCTGGTAGAGAGATAATCACACCAGAAGGTAAATCAAGTGGTGGTACCATATATAATGTGATTAATATAAACATAGGAAATGTGAGTAAAGAGGCTGATTATACAAAACTTAAACCTTTAATACAAAGGTGGTTATTAGAGTCTAATAGTAGGAGAGGAATACTTTGACAGAATTAAAAATATTTATTGAAAAATATAATATGAAATTAGTATCATCTCAACAAAGAGAATATCAATATGAGGCTAGAAACATATCATCATATGATCAATCATTAGAAATACCATCACAATTATTTGCATTACCTGAATCACCAAGTGATGAGGCAATACTTACAAAGGCAGAAGGTAATACTGAAAGAATAACATTTTCATGGATTATAAAAGAAGAGGATACATCACCAATATTTAACTATGCAGGAACAGAAATAACATCATTTACAAGAACTAGTGACTCATCATCTTGGAGTACACTCACAACAAACGGTCAAATGGTGTTCTTTTTAGAGGTATTTGAGAAAATAGGTATGGGTACAAATGATAAACATAGGTTTGTTATATGGGATGATACTAATAATAAAAATGTTGTAAGTAAATATGGTTCTATTACAAGAATATCAATGCAAAAAAGTGCAACTGATCCTGCTACATGGAATGCAATGATAGACTTTGCTGTAGGCGATGTAATTACAGTGAGTGAATAATGAAAATAAAGATGATATTGGATGGTTCATCCATAATTCCTATTAGATTAAATCTTAAAAAAGAAGGAGAGCGAGCTATAGATCAATTAGAGACGGAACTTAAACCATTTGAAACAGTCGAAACCAATAATACATTATATTATTTACAAGATATGATATCATTGGATAATCTATCAGCAATATATAATTTTCAAAACACAGAGAAAGATGAAAGTGGTAATAACAATCATGGTACAGCTACAGATATAACATATGGTGATGGTTCATGGGATGATAAGATAGCATTATTCAATGGTACTAGTTCAATGATATCAATTCCAGATAATAATACTTTAGATTTATCAGGAAAGTTTGATATATTTATATGGGCTAACTGGTCAAGTACAACTCAAGAATATTTATTATCTAAGAGGAGTTCAACAAGTGATGGTGTAGCAATATCAGTTAATGGTACAACCTCCGGGGACGTAACCGTTGATATTAACGGAACAACAATAACTAGTTCTACAGCAGGATATAATGGAACTTCATTAGTATTAATACGAGTTGTAAGAGATGAAAATAATTTAGTTACATTATTTATTAATGATGTATCCAAAGGAAGTGCAACTATAGCAGGTGATCTAACTAATACAGAATCATTAGTAATAGGAAGAGATTATTCTACAGGTTATTATAGTGGTAACATTGCAAGACTTCGAATTTATAAGGATTATAATGCAGAAGTTGTAGAAGCATCAAATTTATACTCAAATAGAAATTCACGTTCTACTATGAAATTTGGAGGATTTGTAACTAAAATAGAAGATGAAACAAAGGTTAAAAAAATAACAGCTCAGAGTTTTGGTAAGGTGTTAGCAGAAACAGAAATAAGAGGTGATGCATATGATAACCAGACCCCAGAATTTATAGTAGAAGATTTAATTACCAAAAATACAAATTTTACATATAAAAGTTCAAGTGGAGCTTCAGGTATAACATTGACAAAATATACAGCTGATGGTAAATTAGTTGATATAATAAAAGATTTTGCAAGTATAACAAATAGATTATTTTATACAAACGCATTACAAGAATTTATATTTGACAAAATAAAATTTAATTCAACAGTAATTAATCTTACACATGGTACTAATGTGAAAATATTAAAAAATGGTTATGATGATACACAGATAGTTAACGATTTAACTATAATTGGTCAGAGATTAAGATACAGTACAATAGAAACATTGTCAGGTGATGGATCAACAACAGAATTTATATTAAATTATGGTGCAGTTACAACCAGAGTAAAAATTGGAGGTGTAGAAAAAACACCTGAAGAAGATTACATAATGGATAGTGTAGGTAAAAAAATCACATTTACATCAGCTCCAGCTTCAGGATCAAATAATATAGAGGTTGATTATACATATGAAGAACCTATGGTTATACAGGGTAAAAGACAATCAAGTATAGATAAATATGGTGTTCATGCTAAAAGATTAGTATTAAATTGGATTGATAATAGAGGTGATGGTGTTAGATTTATACAGTCATATCTAAATAGACATAAAGAAGTTGAGCAAAAAATCAAAGTTGAAATACCAACACTTTATAATTCTATTCAGGAAAATGATATTGTGTTTTTAACAAATACAAATAGTAATATATCTGGAGAGTTTGTTGTACGAGTTATTGAATACAATTATCCAGAATATCATACATCTATAGATGCAGGTGAATATTACTTTGATTACTTTGAATATGAACGCGATGTAGTAAGAAAAATACATGATGTTGAAGGTGCATTAACAACAATAAAGGAAATAAGAGATTATGAGTCATTAGAAGATATTATAACTGTTAATGATATAGTCATACAGATTATAACTGAAAATTTTACTGAATCCTTAAATATGGGTGATACTCCTGTTATATATGATAAGAATGATAATAATTACGGAAGTGGTACATATGGAAGCAGAGTCACAGGGAGTGTGTATGTAAGTGAGTAATCAAATTATACCATTAAATGGTCATGTTAAAGTCAGAGCATGGGAAAAACAATCAGATGGAACTGAAAAAGAAGTTTATAATAAAACTATTAAAAATCTTATAGTTGATGTAGGTAAAGAATCACTTCTTAAATATATTGGTAATTTAGGTGGTGGATATGCTAATGATATAGGTGTAGGAGATTCTACTACAGCGGCAGCTGCATCTCAAACAGATTTACAAGCACCAACTAATAAATTATGGTCTAATATAGTTCAGGCAGACAGAGTATATGTTGGTACAACCTTATTTATATCAGCTGATTTTGGATATTCAGAAGCTAATTTTACATGGAATGAACTTGGTTTAAGAGATAATCAAGGTACACCAGTGTTATTAGCAAGACAAATTGACAGTACTCCACTTGTAAAAACATCATCTAAACGTGCAATAGTTGAATGGCAGTTGAGTCTATAATAATATTTAAATATCAGATAGAATATAAATAGGTAGTCATGGCAAAGATCCTTATACCACGTTCAGATAGTATTTCAGCTAAAGTCATAGAACCATCTGACTTTGAATCATTTTTTGGTGATGATATTTTAAATAATTATGTTAAATCAGGTTTTACACTATCAGCTGGATCAGGACTAGCAGTAAATATAGCAACAGGTGTAGGTAGATTAAAAGGGCTTTATATTAATAATTCAACATCATCATCTAAATCAAGTTTATCAGCAAGTTCAACAAATTACATTTATATAACATTGACAAGAGATTCAAACTCTGAAGCAGAATCATGGGATTTTACTTCTAACACTACTGGTACAACACCAACTGATTCCTTATTTATAGGTACAGCAACAACTGATGGTTCTAGTGTAACAGCTACAAGTACTGATGATGTAGTAATTACAAGTGGTACTAAATCTAATATATTTTATGGTAATGGACAAGATGGTGATGTAACAATATCATCAAATACAACGTTATCAACCCAAAAATATTATAATAATTTAACAATTAATTCAGGTGTAACTCTTACTATTAATTCAGGTATATGTCCATTTGTAAAAAATGAATTAAATATAAATGGTATTATTAAAGGAACTACAATATCAGGAGGTAGTGGAGGAGCTGGTGGAGCAGGCTCTGGAGGCGGTGGACGTGGACCAAATGCAGCTGCTCCTTCTGCTGGTGGAACAGGTGGTTCTGGTGGAACTGGATCTAGTGGAACTGATTCTGGTTTATCTGGAGCCGCAGGCGGTGCAGCCGGACCAGGTACAGGCGGTGGGTCTGGAGGACAAGGTACAGGCGGTGGTGGAGGCGGTGGCGGTAATGGCGGTGGTGGTGGTAGACCAGGTGGAGCAGGTGGAGTAAGTGGCGGAGCAGGTGGAGCTGGAGGAGCAGGTGGAACATTAACAACATCTTTAGGAAGTTTATTAACAACTATACAAACAACCCCATCTCTATCTTCAGGAGGCGGTGGAGGAGGTAGTGGAGGAGCTGGAGGCGGTGGTGGCGGTGGCGGTAAATATGGTAACGCATATAATGGTACAGGTAATGGAGGAGCTGGAGGTAGTGGAGGAGCTGGTGGTACTGGTGGTACTGGTACAACCTCAGTATTTATTGTTGCAAGAATTATTAATTTAAATGCTGGTGGAACTCTTATTTCTACTGGAGGAGATGGAGGAGCTGGAGCAGCTGGAGGAGCTGGAGTAAAGGGTCAAGCATCTAATAATGGTGGTGGAGGTAGTGGAGGAGGTGGATCACCTGGTTCAGGCGGTGGTGGAGGTTCAGGAGGGGTTATATATTTAATGTATCAAATATTTAATGAAAATGGTACTATTAGTGTAGGTGGCGGTGCAGCCGGACTTGCTTCTAACAGTGTTGGTAATGGTGCTAACTCTCCTAGTCCAGCTGGTGGTAGTAATGGAGGAGGACAAGGAAGTGTAGGAGGACAAGATGGTGGAGCAGGTGGTTCTGGTACAATTTACAGAGAACAGATATAATATGATAAATTATATAAATACTCTCAGGAAAATAAAAATATTAACTAAAACCATTGATGAATATAACCTTAAAAAAAATACGGATTTAATTCTACTAGACAATATAGAGGAAAAAATATTTAATTTAAGAATTGAATTTTCTAAACAAGTAGAAGCACAGATAGAAGATTAGAAACGAAAGACTTATAACAGAAAGATTTTAACATTATTCATGAATTATAACACAGAATGTCCATGTTGCCATTGGAAATTTATTATACCAGAAAAATTTGATAAGGAAATAAGTTGTATAAAATGCGGAAGTATCTGGTATAGCAAATAATCTTTAAATACTACCACAACCTGAAGTTAAGTATAATGTTACATCTAACAGAATCAAATAAACCAGTAGGAAATCAGATTAATCCGGACTTAAATATTTGTATAGTTAAAGAGTCTATTAATGGTGATAAGACTTGGTACTATGCAAAAAATATTGTTACCGATGACGGTGACTTATTCTATGCACAACAAGCAGTTGGAGAAACTCCAACAAGCGACTTTGACGGAGCAAGTGGAAGAATGGAACTTAGAACAGGTTCAGCCACTCCAGCAAAAGGTGACACTTATACAAGCGTAACTACACCAGTAACAGCATCTAGAAAAGTCATTGATTCAACATATCCAAAAACCAATGACGGTGACTCTGACAACACAGGAGCAGGTACAGATATTGTTACATGGAGAACAAGTTGGACTACATCCGACTTTAGTGCATCAGCCCTTATTGGTGGATGTATACACGTAGGTGCCGCAAGTCCAGCTAGTGGAACAAAACTACTAACACACTTTAGCATTACTAGTTTTGATAAAACTACAAGTGACACACTCAAAATATTCGTAAACCATACATTCAACGGAGTATAGACATTTGTCTATAACCATGAGTGGTATTTTTAAACTACTTGAGAAGTTAAATCATACTCCACAAGAAGGTTTAAATGATAAAGTCCAAACTAAAGAAAATGTGGTGGTAAAAGTTGGCTAGAAGCGGATGGGGTAAACACGCTACCCAAGTAAATACAAGTACATATCCTGATGATCCAAGTGTTCCTATAGGTTCTAATGAATGGAATGAAGCACCTTCAGCTTCTGGTATGTTGGGATTTACAGAGAGTACTAAAACAATAGCAACAGGAGCAATCACCCCTGTAGATACAGCAACCGTTGTAGCAGCAGAATCGGGGACTGCTGACGATTTAGATTTCATTACTTATTCAGAAACTGCCGCTAATGATATAATGTATATATTTGCTGATTCTGGTGATACAATTACCGTAAGACATAATCAAACTCCAGGATCTGGACAATCTGCAATCATCACAACTAGTGCTGCAAGTATCACATTATCAGAAACAATTCCTCTAGTTCTTCAAAGAAGAGGTACAACATTTTATCAAATTATTGAAAACAGTATATCAAGTTACACACCATCATCAACTGATACTGTAACAAATAAAACAATCAATACGTCAAGTAATACAATAACAGTTGTTGCAGCAGATGTATCTGACTTTGATACAGAGGTGGCAAACAATTCAGCAGTAGCAGCAAATACTGCAAAGACAGGAATATCATCTGCACAAGCAAGTGCAATTACTGCAAACACAGCAAAAGTAACATATCCAACAGCAGATTCTAATAAACTAGCAGCAATAGAAGCAAGTGCAACCGCAGACCAAACTGATGCAGAAATCAGAACCGCAGTTGAAGCAGCCACTGACTCAAACGTATTCACTGATGCTGATCATTCTAAATTAAATGCTATTGAAGCAAGTGCCACAGCTGATCAATCCAATGCAGAGATTGTAGCTGCCGTAGAAGCAGGTACTGACTCAAACACATTCACTGATGCTGATCATTCTAAATTAAATGCTATTGAAGCAGCAGCAGATGTAACAGATGCAACCAATGTAAATGCAGCAGGAGCTCTTATGTTATCAGATACAGATACAACTGGTTTAGGAATTGTGATAGATGAAGATGCAATGGGAAGCAATTCAGCAACAAAAGTTCCAACACAACAAAGTGTAAAGGCTTACGTGGATTCAGTTTCAGCATCAGACATATCATTACAGGGTGATTATAACGCTTCTACAAACTCCCCGGACTTGGACACATCGCCAAGTGGAATATTAAAAGGAGACCATTATGTTGTATCAGTAGCAGGTACATTCTTCAGTGAGTCATTACAGGCAGGAGATTCAGTTATTGCATCACAGGACAATCCTACAACCTTTGCCCATTGGATAGTAACTAATAACAACTTAACAACACCAATTTCAAATTCAGAAGTATCTGCTTCAGCAGCAATAGATGCAACTAAAATTGCAGATGGTACAGTGACATCAACAGAATTTCAATATATCAACACCTTATCAAGTAATGCACAAACTCAAATAGATGCAAAATCACCAACTGCCGGAAACACATCATTGGTTACAACCGGTACTGTTTCAACAGGAACATGGAATGCAACTCCAATAGCACAATCATATATAGCAGCAGAAGCCATTAATGAATCAAAATTACAAGTTTCAAATGCACCAACAAATGGATTATTCTTATCAGCTCAATCAGGTAATACTGGTGGATTGACATGGGCAAGTGTCCCAGCAGGATATTCAGCACCAACAATAGGTAGTACGAGTATTGGGTCTGGTGCAACAGTAACAACTTTAGCAGGATTAACTTTAACAAACCCAGCATTAGGTGCATCATATCTAGATATAACTAAAATGTCTGCACCATCTGATCCAGGAACAGGATTAGGTAGAGTATATGTTAAACAAATTGATTCAAACAATGATGGTATCTTTATTAAAATCAAAAAAGCAGGTGCATTTGTGGAGGTTCAAATAGCATGACACTTGTATATATGGCTGGTAATGTAATCATTGGATTATCCTCAGATACAAAACCAACTAACGTACCTGCAAATTCTAGATTTATTCAAACTGATACACAATCAGAATTTTTGTTTGATGGTTCTTCTACTTGGAATGCTTTAGGTGGCGGAGCAGCCAAATACGGTTCTGAAGCATGATTATAATTGCCAATAATTAACATATTTCAGACAAACGTTTTTGATACTGATGTATATGAAAATAACTTTGATACCACAACTCATCAAGTATATCAGTCAAACATATTCTCAGATTATACATTCGAAACAAATTTTGAACGAATAGTAACAAGAGTATTTCAAAAGAATTCATTCCAAAATAATGTATTTAGTTGGGAATATAGATGGAACCCACAATTCCAAGGTAATGTATTTAGTTTCACAGTATTCTTTGCAGGTGCATTAATAATTAGGGTATTAAATGAAACTGTTAGAACAACAGAAGGTATAAACAGACTTATGGAAATGCTTAGATATATTAATTCTACAATGCAGTTAAGTGAAAATAATCCAAGGTTAATGGAGATGACCAGATTATTAACTGAAACAGAATCATTATCAGAAGATAAGAACAGACTTATGGAAATGTCCAGATACATAAATGAGACATTACAAATAAACGATGCTGAAAACAGATTAATGGATATGTCAAGGAATATTAATGAATCAATTTCATTATCTGAATCATTTAACAGACTCCAAAACATGTCTAGATATGTGAATGAAAGTGAAGAGTTAGATGAATCAACACCAAGATTAATGGATATGTCAAGGTATGTGAACGAGACGGAGGGTGTTAATGAATTAATAACCAGACTGTTATCAATGTTTAGACATCTAAATGAGAACGTAAACATGTCAGAATCAACATCTAGATTAGAAAACTTGAACAGGTATATCAGTGAAGTAAATCAAATGTCAGAAACACTTGCAAGATATCAAGATAAATTAAGGTTCATAAATGAATCAGAATCATTGATAGAATTTGATGGTACAGTAAGAACCATGTTTAGAATGATAGATGAAACTCTAAGAATATCAGAGGGAATTTCTAGGTTGTTAGGAATAATAAGAATGTTATCAAACACAATACAAACAGCAGAATCAACCCCTCGATTAATGGATATGTCTAGATATATTTCAGATGATTTATCATTATCTGAAAATGTCAATAAATATAGAACCATGTTCAGAGTTCTAAGTGAATCAGTTTCATTATCTGAAGCTAAAAATATTGCACGAGTTATGTATAGAACTCTTAATGAGACATTGAGAATATCTGATTCTGGATTTGCATTAAGATTAAACATTGTGAGATACATCAATGAGAGTGTTTCAATATCAGAGTTATTATCAAGGTTCTCTACAATAGTGTTATTTATTTCTGAATCAATCAGTATGTCAGAAGTCAAAAACAGACTTCAAAACATGTCAAGGTATGTTAGCGAATCATTGTCATTGTCAGAATCATTCAATAAATACAGAACAATGTTTAGAACTCTTAACGAGTCTGAGCATATATCTGAATTTGATGGTAGGTTAGAACAGTTATTCCGATATGTAAACGAGTCTATTAGAATTACCGAGGATACATTACATAGAAAAGTTATACGGTTTATGATTAATAGTAATATGAGTTTATCTGAATCATTGGTTAATCCAAGAACCATGTTCAGAGTCTTAAATGAAAACATGAACACTTCTGAATTGGTTACACGTCTTATGAATATGAGAATATATGTAAACGAGTCAGTCAGTATAAATGAATTAGTAACAAGACTCCAAAATATGTCAAGGTATGTTAGCGAATCATTGTCAACATCAGAACTATTAAATATGATTAGAGGTAGACATGAATATGTTAATGAGTCAATTAATATAACTGACACAATTAACAACTTTAGAAACAGGTATAGATTCTCTAACGATTCAATATCATTAATAGAGTTTGATGGAAATGCCAGAACCATGTTCAGGGTCATAGATGAAACTCTAAGAATATCAGAAAATATCAGTAGATTATTGGGAATACTCAGACATATTACTGATACTGTTCAATCATCAGAAACCAGTCCTTACTTGAAGGGTATGCTAAGATACTCTAATGACTCATTGTCATTGTCAGAATCACTTAACAAATACAGAAATATGGTTAAAACAATAAATGAATCGTTAGAGAATTCTGAAGTATTTACAAGATTGATGGACATGTCAAGGTATGTAAACGAGTCAATGTCAATTTCAGAAATCAAAAACAGACTTCAAAACATGTCAAGGTATATGAACGAGTCATTGTCATTGTCAGAATCACTTAACAAATATAGAAATATGTTCAGAATATTTAATGAATCTGAGAGTATATCTGAATTTGATGGAAGAGTAGAACAATTGCGAAGATATGTGAACGAGTCAATACAAACTATTGAAGATAAATTGTCATATAGAGACAGATACATACATATATCTGAGACTATATCATTGAATGAATTATTAACTAGATTCTCAGAGGTCAGAAAAATTGTGTCAGAATCACTTAATTTGTTAGAATTTGACGGTCAGAGAATATTAACTATCATTAGATCAATTAATGAAACATTAAGAATATCAGAATCATTTAGCAGACTCCAAAACATGTCACGTTTCATTAATGAAACAGAGTCAATAATAGAATCCCTTACAAAAGAAGTTTTGTCAGGCTTAGTAACAAAGACCAAGAGTGTGGGAATTTTTGGAAGATCTAAAGGTATAGGTATATTCAGTCGTTCTAAAATAGCGAAAGTATTTAACAGAGGAAAAAGGATATAAGATATGAGTATGAATATGACTGGTAGAGCAACCGAATTTAGAGTAAAAGTAGGTTCAACTGCCACACTACAACTAACAATATCAGATGCCGCAGGAGCAAATAAAGATCTATCTAATACAGTCACATATGCAACAGGTGTATGGAAGGTTTGGAAACCAGATGGTACATTGGTTATTAATGATGCAATAGTATTTACAACCAGGGCAAGTGGATTGATATCATATGCATTAACTACAGCAAACACAGTCTTGGCAAACGCAGGAATCTGGGAGGGTGAGGTAGAATTAAAAGACTCTAATGGTGCTATGTCAGAACAGACCAAGACATTCAATTTTGTTATAGAAGAAAGTTATTAGTTAGATTTATATAATAATTGTTTATATCTACAATATGAATATAGGTTGGACAACACTTGATTATGGATCAGATTTATTATATGAGGAACCTGCTAGATTATATGAGCAAATAGCACCTGAATATAATTATGGTTTAAAACACTGTTTAGGTGTTAATGATTTATGGAAAAATGTTTTTTCTATAAAATTACCGTTTAATTTAAAAATTTCATATGATAATGATTTACAAAAAGTAATTATAGATGAAGATTATAGTACAATAAATACTGATAAATTAATTTCATTTATAGATAATGATATTTCTTCTTATACAAAACATCCGTTAATACAAATTAAATTAAATCAAATTTTTTCTAGTGATAGCCAATGTCTATTAACAATAATGCCACCAATTTTTGAACTTAATAGTAATCCTATGTGGCAGTATATAAGATTAATATCTGGAACTATGAATATATATGATTGGCATAGAGATGTTAATTTTTCATTTGAATGGTTAGATACATCTAAATCAATAACTATTAAAAAGGATACACCTATATCATATGTTAAATTTAATTCTAAAAAACTTGATGACACATTTAATATTAAGAGATTAAAATTTGATGGGGATATAAAAGAATCATATAAGAGATGTATTGGTTCAAGAGATATAATAAAACGTGGAACTAGATTTTTACTTAAACGTAATAAAGAATTGAGACCTAAACACATAGTAGATACAGAATGTCCGTTTTCTAAAATGAGGTTCTGGAAGAAATGAAATATAATATAATCAATGACCCAATTGAATTTATTACAATTGATAATTTTTTTAATTCTACTGAACTTAAAAATGTCAAACAAGAGATTAATACATATGAAAATGAATTTGAACCAGGATTATATCAAAGAGACGGTGTAGAAATATTAGATATCAAAATGAAGAAAAATAAAATCATATGGCTAAAACATAATAAGGAATCATATATTTTAAAAACTTTAGCAAAAAAATGGTTTAGTAAAAAAAATATGAATTTCTTGAAAAATTTAGATAATCCAATATTCGAATCATTATCAGAAACTACATCGGATAATACTCAGATCTCATGCTATGGTAATGGTGATTATTATAATTATCATAAAGATGCTGTAAGTGAATCTGTATTTTTAACATTGGTCATAATGATATGTAATGAACCTAAACAATTTACAGGTGGTGATTTAATATTTAAACGTAATAAAAATACTGCAATAGTACCATTTAAAGATAATATAGGTATATTATTTCCAAGTAGAATATTACATAAAGTAACACCAATAAAATTGAAAGATAATCAATTTAAAAATAAAAGATTTACAATACAAAATTGGGCTCATATTCGATAGATTTATATAACATATTTTATAAAACACCATATGTTAAAACTTGAAGATATCAATAATCATATTTACTTTGAATTAAGACGTGCTCAAACCGAGGCTATGGAAACAGAGAGACTGGGTAAGATACACGTATCAGACATCATTAAACCATGTATGAGAAATGTAATTTATAAGAAATTCATACCTGACACAGGAATGTCAACTGAAAATATGAAATCATTATATTTTGGACAGATAGTTCACTCACATACAGACATAGCCGAGGAAAAATATCATGAGATGTTCCTTGCATATGACTGGGTAAAAGATGAACCATTAACATATGAACAAGCCAAAAAGATTCCAGATGGTGACGAGAGACATCTTGATATTATCTACGGCAGTATAGATGATGTCATAGAGGTAGGGGGTAAATGGATAATATGTGATAAAAAGACTACAGGTGCTATAGACTATTTCTCTAAAGCCTCATCAAAACCATCAGATTCACACAAGGATCAAATCAACAGATATAGAGTATTATTAGAGAAATGTTATGGTATTACTGCTGACTTTGGTTGTGTTATTTATATTTCAAATAAGATTGAAAAGGAAAAGAGAGATATTCCTAGACCTATATCATTCAAGCTTGCACCAATAGAAGAAACATTACAGGACATGAAGGAGAAGGCAATGATAATAAAGAATTCAATTTTGTTAAAGACCTTGCCTGAGAGAACCAGATGCTTCCTTTGTGATGGAATGTGCGACTATGCGTCAATGTGTTTCCAGGATAATCGGACACATATAGAGTGACAACATTCAAAAGAACCTGCAAGGAATGTGGAATCAAGTTTGATTATGGGGACATTGATAAACCATTAAGTGGTCAGATGACAAGAAAATTCTGTGACTTATGCAAGATACAAAGACATAGAGAAGAGTCAAAATTATATCAATGTGAACGAAGATTAAGACTTGGTCAAGATAAGGTAAACATTTATAATAGACGCATGTATAGAAGAAAACATGTACACCAAACCTAAACAAAAACATAATTATTATTGTAAAATATGTGATAAATATTATATTGATACATGTTTTATGCATTATGCGATTAAAGGTTCAGGAGAATTAAAATATGACTAGAACTATAAGAAAAAGACATAGTAAACATCCAACTAGAGATGGTAATCATAACCCTGTATGTATAGACCCAGATAATTGTGAGGATTGTAAATGAAACTAACTAAAGACAGATTCTCATCATGGGAAGTTAAAGACGATAAGGATTATGAACCAAAATATGATGATGAATTAATAATAAACATTAAAGAAGGTGAATCAAGTAGGGATATAGCAGATTACATCTTAGGTATGCAAGATGAAATTATACAACTACGAGTAAGAATAAAACAATTAGAATCATGGAATGATGGAACTCCATTATGAAACTAACAGGCACACCAAGAAAACACCCATATTGTTTAATCTGTAAAGAATCATACATGGATTTCTGTATGCTACATCATGACATTAAAGGGAGTTATGAGATGAGATGAAAGATGTTTAAACATCTAAAAGATAACTGTATGGGATATAGAACTCATTGGTGGAGAGCCATGTCTATGAGTATTGCTCTATTCATTCATGCATGGATTCCCTCTTTATTCCCTACATATGCAAGTGATAAAATGGTTGGTAATAAGATTTGAAAATACCAATAAGTGAAGACTGTAGACGGTGTAAGCGTAAGGCTATATTGTTTAAATTATTTGTTGATAAAGAATAGATTTATATTTGATGTTATTATGTATAATATATGCTATCTTGTAAAGGTCAATGTAAACTGAAATATACCACTAAAAAAACTGTTGCATATGCATCTGAGAAAGGATACAAGAGATGTAGTAAATGTTTAGTTTTCATAAAATATGAAGGTGTATGGTGTCCATGTTGTGGAGTAAAATTAAAAATTTCACCAAGAAATAATAAATCAAGACAGGTGTTTCGAGAAATGAGAATTTGAAAATATATTTTAATGCAAATAATAAAGCCACATTAGAAGCATTATATGAATGTGGTGTTAAGAATGTCATGCTTTCCCACAGGTATTCATATGCAAACATTGTAAAATTCTATGACAAGTTTGACAGTGTGTTTATGGTGGCAGGTACAAAGGGAGATCCTGACAAGTATC